GCGACGTTATCTGATATTTCTTGAGCGAAAATTACTATTTTTTTCATTTTTTTATAACCTCTCTAAAATATACACAAAAAATAAAAAAGATTTAGTATTGTGCTGTTTCTTCGTATGAGGACTGAATATTCTCTACATAAGCCCCAAGCAGATTTTTCTTGTAATCTTCTATCGGCATATGAATCGGATTGATGTTGTTTGCGACAAGATGTTGATAAAATTTATTTGGACACCTAAGACCTTTAGATAGTATTTCTTGTATAGAAGCTTTCGTAACCTTAGAACAAACTTCCGTATTTGTTAGTATATCTAGCTTAATTTTCTCTAGTTCTTGTTCTTCCGATTTAGTTAGTTTCCTCATGTTGCTTTTATTTTTTATGGCTAAAAACGCCTCATTTGTAGTTTCAGAAATCATATCAAAAGCAGATTGAGTCCAAACAAACAGTTCTGCTAATCCAGGCTTAGACTTAGGTTTGTCTACCCTTTTCTTTCTTGGTTCGCTATCTTGTTTAAAGTTTGGTCTTCCACCTTTAGGCGAACTTACTGGTTTTTTGCTATTTTGAGGAACTCCTGGTGTTGTCGCAGGTTTGTTTGGGTCTGGTGGTAATAGTAGCTTGGTAGGTACAGAGGTTTTAAGTCCAACGTCTTGTGGAGTTAGTTTACCTGATTGTAGACCAATCTTTTCAAGATCATTCATATGTTGAGGATTGTGGTATGGACTAGTCTTTGGAGGAAGTTTCTCTTGTTCTCTCTCCTTTATTTCTCTCTTGATTCTCATTTTTTCCACAGATGGTATTTCCTTAAATCTCTCAAGAATTGTTTCTTGGCTGATTAAGTCTCTATCTGCAAGCTGTATAAGAAGATTCTTTTCTGAAGCTTCATCAGCAAGACTCATTTGGTCGTAAGTAATGTAGGCTGACTTTCTAAATCCCATAGCCCGCCTTACTTCTTCTATTTCTTTTTCCCAAAACCTAGTAAGTAAATCTCTACCATACTGAAGTCTTTCAACAAGCGTTTTTAAGGAAATAAAATTATTAGTGAAGCCACCGCCGCCACCAGCACCAGTAAGTGTTGGGGGAACTCCTAAACCAGCGTAAATGCTATTAAGAACAGATTCGTACTTTTCTGAGCCTAAGAACTTATATACTTGACTGTTGGATTCAGTATAAGCTAATTCTGGCCCCCAAACCAATTCCATTGTTCCTCCGCCTGAGTTTGCGGCAAGAATATTTCTTAGTTTATCTATAGCGGCTCTAGTGGGTATAATCTTATGTTCAAGACTGCCAAGTGTCCATAATCTAATGTTAGATATAGCTCCATCTAAAGCAGAGAGGTCAGCTAATCTCATTTTCTCAAGCATGATAATATCGTCAAGAATGGCGTAAATCATAGGATTTGCCCATTCCATCCAATCATCCTTTTTGTAATAAGATATTGAAAGCTTTTCGGAATCAAGAGGTATTTTTCTTTCTCCCTTTTTGATTTTGTTCTTCATGTCTTCTGGAAGATAATCAAGCACCTCTTTTGGTATTGGGCTGTCTTTGAAGTTACTCATAAAAGAATCTATAGAAATTTCAAACGACTTCTTTCCTAAGAACATATTCATAGAAGAATTTTTAACGTCAACGCTTTGAGGATTAATAAAGTTATACTTCCAAGGTATGACGCTTTCTTCTACTTCTGGCATTTCAACCTTAAGGTCGGCGGCTAGCGATTTAATATACTTCTTAATGTCTGGTGTTATCTTCGCCGTGTTCTTATAGATGACAACATTGCCACTTTTATATAGATTATTTAAGAATCTCTCTGATCTTTCTTTGCCGTTTACCTTCTTAAACCATTCTTTAAAGAAATCCTCAACACTTCTGCTTTCGTGTACAATGTTTATCCCCTGACTGCCAAAATCGCCCATTAAGTCTATTATATTTCTTATAATGCCTACTTTGTCGTAAGCGTCCATGCACATCTTTATTATTCTTTTTTGTTTATTAGGTGTGCGTTCAGATGGGCGAAAGGAATAATAATCAGACCTATTGAATTCTGGTTTAACGGAGATATTTGGCTGTATATCTAGATAATCTCTATAGTTAGAAGCGTATGATTTATTTATAGAACCATAAGAATCTATAGCTTCTTTTATTTTTAAATCGTTTTCAGATATAGGAGAGACTTCATTGCTGTTTTGATTCATTTTATTTTCCAGTCAGGTTAATTCAATTATAATCGGATTACTTCTTAAGTATACACAAAACTTGGTTAGTATACATTTTTCATACTATCAGTAAACCAGCTTGGTCCAGTATAAAGTTCTTCTGTAGTTCTTATTCCTCTCAAGTCTTTTGGTGATAATGTAGCAAAACCGCCGTAAAATGAATGTTCTTCTGGAGTTCTTTGTTTAGCTTTTACTCTTGCTGACATATTAGCCATTAATAAAGCTGAGTATCTATCTTTACGAGTCTTATTCTTTTTGCCTGCTGAAACTATGACTTCTGGAGTATCCCACCTATCTCTACCATTTGCTGTCTGTGTTATTTGAATCATTGATAATTCGTCTTTTAGAGATTCTATTTCCATAACAGCTTCTTCTAGAGTATCATACATTCTTCCCTTCAGTCCGTCTTCAGCGTTTGCTATTCCTATACTTATTGAGTCGAACTTAGGAAAAAGTAATATCTGGTCTTCTATATCTTTTCTCATTCCGTGATTAGCTTCAGACAACCATTCATATCTAGCAAATTGACACATCTCAAGTATATGTAAGCCTCTTTCGTTATCTGTGTCCGCTTTTCCATCCTCGCTAATTACGGGCCATATTGGGTGTTCTCCTTGTTTAACCTTGTCTTTATCGTGCAAAGACTCCATAACGGCTATTCCGCCGCCCTGAGCATCCATAGAGATATGTTCACATGGAAATAAAGTCATAAGATCTCTTATCTTGCGGGCACAATAAGAATAGAAGTCGGTTTCCTTTGAAAACCCTTTCTTTACTCGCTCTTTGTGTTCTGATCTGTTAGTTGTCCAGCAGTAAACAACTCTTCTGTGATCTGGATTTATCTCAAGTATTACTATGCTGAAATTATCTACTTCTGAAGCTGGGTCTACTGCAAATATGTGCCTTTTATCAACATTTCCCAATAGTTTTACTTCAAAGTCAATTATGTTACCAGAAGAATCTTTTATCTCTTTGTCGTCTGATATAGTGCAGAGTTCTATAATAGATCTCTTGAAAAATCCGTGAGAATCTCTAGTAAAACACGCTCCAAATTCCATTTGGTATATTCCGGTATGTACAGTAGCTTTTGATCTGGCTACTTGGTCAGCATCCATAAATCCTTCTGGCAATAGTTCATAAGGTATTCTAATAACGGAGTATTGCGTCCAATCGAAGTTATCTGGAGCGTCTTCACCGTTAAAAATCTCTCGTAATTTAGATTTTTCTCCACGGCTTTTAATTATTGCTTTCCATTTTTTCCAATAAGTTGAAAAGTGATTAAAGTCATAATAAGCTGTTCCAGAAAGGATAATTTGGTTGTCTTTAGTTTCTTCTATGTCTAAGATAGGGTTTTCTAGCAAAGAAACACCAAGAGATTTAGCTTTCTTTAAAGAGGCTAGCTTCATAACGTTCTCTATGGGATTTGAGCTAACGGCGGCGAAACCGGCTACGACATTTTCAAATATTTCTCTAGGAATACTAGCAAATTCATCGCTAATTATGTCGTTTGCGCGTTGACCTCTAATTTTTTGACCATCACCAAGAGGAAGGCAGGTAATACGGCTTTCATTTAATCTCATAACACATCTGTCAACATCTCTTCTTGGGCCGCTTTCAGAGTCGCATATGTCTCTTAGCATTGGAGCATTATTCCATATTGTTTCCATATACTCAAAGAGAACTTTTGACTGCCTAAAAGCCGCTCCTACTATTACTACTTTTCTCTTTGGTAAAAGAATAGCTCTTATCATAGCGTATAGTGATAATAGATAAGATTTCCCAAAGCCTCTAGTGGCTACTAACATTGGGAATTTTCTATGCCATATTTCAAAAAGGATAAGAGCTTGAGAAGGTAATATCTGGACGTTGAATATTACTTTACAAAGAAATGAGAAGTATTCTGGCCTTGACATTATCCAGCATAACTTAAGATGATAATCGTCATCATTTAAGTTTAATATGCTTAATGGATTAACAATCATATCTTCGTTGATATCGTCTAAATCTAGCCATGCTTCTTTTATTATTTTCTTATCCGCCATTATTTAACAAGTCCTTTATATCTTTGATGGAAGATAACTTCTTAGAGGAAGTATTCATTAAGTGGTCAGCAAACCCATAGTTGATAGCTTCTTGTGGTCCCATGTACCAATCGCCATCTTTTAGTTTGCGTTTAATAAAATTTCCTACCTTCTCTGGTGTTACTTCTTTGTAGTAGTCTTTGAAAAATTTGCCTTTAATAGCTTTGTTTGCGTATATATTAATCATAATTTGAGCCGCCAATTCTTCAAACTTGGAGGCGTTTTGGACATCTAGAAAATTACCCTCATAACCATTAGACCCAAAGTGGCACATAAAATATGAGTTCTCTGTCATTATTCGTAAGTCTGCCGCTTGAAGTATTATACTACTCATTGACTCGGCTTGGCCGTAGGTTAATATTGTAACATGAGAACTAGACATAGTTATACTATCAAATATAGCCATTCCATCATTCCAGTTACCTCCAATAGAGTGCATATGAATAAGTATTGGGGAATTATCTTGAGAGTCAAGGATTCTAATATTTTTTATAAAATTAGAAGCCATTCTGTACTCAACGCCTGGGTTGTCTGTATTGGTATTAATGTGACTATGTAAAAATAATTCTCTATTCTTTACGTCTATTGAGTGCTCTTGAATGTCACTTATTTGGTATGTGTCTATATTCATATGCTTTTATATTTCTGATTATGTGTATAGAGCGTTTAGTCTTTTAAGTAAACTTCTTACTGCTTCAGACGCGCTTTTTCTATTTCCACAAAACATAACATGTAGGTTGTTGTATATCTGAAATTCCATTAAACATTTAAGTATATACTTACCAGTCATTTTAATTAGAACCTTTTTGTCTTGTGGTATCTTTGTCCTTTCTGGAAAGTCTATAAGGTCTTCTAGGCTAAATTCTAGAACAAGAAACTTATATTTAAACGTCTCCATCCTTTTAATTTCTTTAAGAAACGCTTCTTGTTTGTATCCAAGATTTATAGCTAATTCTTCTACTGAAGCTTTTCTCTCAATACATATTTGATCTTCTAATCCTAATATAGAATAATCTCCAGTATCTAGTTTTTTTTCTATAGTTCCAGAGCAGGTTTGTTCTGAAGAAAAGTTATAACCATTTTGCTCTCTTGTGTCTTGAATTATTGTATAAATTGAATTGTTGTTCATTTTTGCTTATTTCTTCTTACAATAGCCATAAAGACAGT